ACTTATATCCATCGGCAAAATAAAAGAGGATTTTTTCAAAAAAGCAATAGAAGAATACACAAAACGCCTTTCCTCCTATTGTAGCCTGGATCAGATAGAACTACCCGATGAAAAAGCACCTGATAATCTAAGCCAAAAAGAAGAGCTACTAATTAAGAATAAGGAAGGAGAAAGAATCCTTCAAAAGCTGGATCCTTCCTCTTATTTTATTGTCCTCGATATTAAGGGCAAGCAGCTTTCCAGCGAGGAGCTTTCAAAAAAAATAGAAGAGCTGGGTATATACGGCACCAGTCATATAACCTTTGCCATAGGAGGATCACTAGGTCTTTCTGACAAGGTGCTAAAAAAAGCTGATATGAAACTGTCATTTTCAAAAATGACCTTTCCCCATCAGCTGTTTAAGGTTATATTGCTGGAGCAGATATACAGGAGCTTCAGGATAATGAAGGGTGAGCCGTATCACAAATAACCCTAAAACCACAGAAGTATTATAAATTCAAGGTTTCAATTTTTGAAGATAATAGCTTAAAACTCAATTTACTACTATAACATCTGTTATAGTAGTATTTTTATTGCTTGAGACACCTATCCTAACGCGTTATAATGGACAAAAATGGAAAAGGTAGGTGTAAGGTATGGTTATTAAGTTATTTGATTTAGTTTATAAATTAATAGAAGAATGTGAGAAAAAAAAGGGTAATTTCACAAAACAAGAATTTATTGAAGAAAAAGCAACCTATATTTTAGAGCATAGCATAGCAGAATATAACAGCAGGGGTTTATTTTTAAGGGATTTTAGTATGATAGGTGTAAAAGATAGTAAAGAGATAGAGGTACAACCATCAAGGTATATGTTGTTCACAGTAAGTGGTGATTATAAGAAGTGGGAACTACAAACTTTGAAAAGTTTAGGCGAGGTAGAGTGGGAAATAAGAAATACAGAAGTTACAGACATATCAGTGTGTTTGTTTGATGGTATCATAAAAGATTATAACTTAGTAAATGAGGAAAGGGTACTATGGAAACATCCTGTATTCACAGTAGAATGGGAAGAAGAGGGTGAAGATAGACAGGTTTTAATATATGACAGGGTGTACCTTGAAGAATTTATAAAAGAGAAGGTAAATGAAAAATCGTATAGACTGAGGGTTTTTGACATTTTAAGACAGGTTTTTCTTCCTTTTCAGGTATTTGGTACTTTGTATAGTTCACAAGATATAATTGCAGCACCCACTGTTTTGTGGGGTTATACAGAAGAATATAATGAAGAGGATTATACATTTTAATAATTGAATAAAAGCAAGTGATAGAGAGGGTAATCAATTTAACCCTCTCTTTTTTATTGTCAAAAAACCTCTGAAACCCGCATAAATGATTTTTTCATTTTGAGGGACATTTTTGATAACTTTGGACACATAAAAGTTAAGGGTGGACAGAAAGAAATATTACTTTATAAGAGGGGAAAAATTGAAAAAAAACAAAAGTAAAATCAAAAAGTTAAATGGACATATATAAGAAAGTATAAAAAATTACAAAATAAAAGTTACTACAGTTAAAAGTTGAGGGTGGACAGAAAGAAATATACTAAGTAGAAGTCAAAAACAAAATCAAAATTCTGAGGAGGATAAAGATTATGAAAACATCATTATTAGGATTAGTAGGGAACTTAAGGTTAGGGGTTTATGTGATAGTAATGGTAGCAATGTTAAGCATATTAAATGCAGGATACCAAGCCTATGAAACAGCAGTAACATACACAAACACAGTAGCAGAGCAATATTTAGGAAGTATAGAGGGTAATACAGAGCAAGTAGAAGAAGTAAAAGAGTAAGCACTACTGATGAGGATTAAGTATCTGAAACCCACCTTATGTGGTGGGTATAGTGCAAGGAAGATAGTGGTTAGGGGGTGATAGTAATAAACTTATAGGGGGAAATAGATATGAAAAAACAAGAAAGAACAGCAGAAGCAATAATAAGGGAAAGTGAAGCAGCTATAAGGTTTGGTGTAGATATAGCAAGAGCAGAGAGTTTAAGAGAGAGTGAAGAAATGTTTTTAGGTGTAATGCCACACATACATGATGCATTTTATGATTATATAGAAACGGGGTATTTCACACTAAGCAGATTTACAGTTAAAAATGAGGATATGAAACGGGCAGATAATCCATTAATACCTGTGGATTTAAGTTTTATGTATAACATGATTGAGCATCTATTTGCATATAATTGTGTACATGATACTGAGATACAAGGTAGATTATATAAAATTTTCCAATTTGTGAAAGGGTTTGAGGAAGTGGGGTTTGGGGTTTATGTGAAGGTGCAAGATGATTATGTATTTATGGTAAACACTAACAAGGGCAAAACATACAAAACAAAAGTAGAAGGGTTAAAATACATTGATATTAATAGAGAGTATTACTACATAACAGGGGTTAAAGAGGATGGTAAGGTTGTAGTACTAACTGATGCATATATGGATATAACAAAGAAAAAAGGATGGAAAAAGACGGGTACACCAAGAAAAGATGATGGATATATACAGATAGAACATACAGATAAAAAAACTAAAAAGAAACTATCATTTAGGGAACACACAGTAATGGTGGCATTAGTTTATGGTATAGAGGTTGCAAAACACACAATAGGTCATAATTGTTTTATAACAATAGACCATATAAATGGGGTTAAAGATGATAACAGAATAGAAAATTTACGTTTAGTTACAAGACAAACGAATTCAAGATTGGAAAAAAATATAAACTATGATGCATATGATTTTTTAGATATTTATAAGAAGATGAAAGATACATACAAAGACTACAAGTTACTTTAAGAAATGGGTGAAAGATATGAAAATGAGCAAGAAACAACTAAAAGAAGTAATAAGGGTAAAAGGGTGGGAAGATTTAGTAGTAGATTTAATGAAGTGGAAGAAAGCAGATGGGTTTAATGAGGAAAGTGCAGTAGATTATACAACAAATGTAATGGTAAGAGTTATGGTAAGTGAAATGGTTTTAGAATTAGAGGACATTAATAAGCATTATCTTTATACTGCAATATCTGAGATATATGAAGATTATAAAAGACTACAACTAATAGAGTTAATAGAACTGCCAGGAATACCTACAACAGCAGTACAGATAGTTAAGGATAAGATAAAGCAAGGTTACACAGAAAAGACAGCCATAAAGCACACAGTAGAGTTTTTACAGAGAACAGTAGTAGAGTACAACATAGACCCAAACAAGAGCAGTAAGAGAGAGTTAATAGATATAGTAACCAAGTATTATGAAGAAGATAAGAGAAAGAGAAAGGGGTAATGAAATGAATTTAGTAGATTTTATAAGTTTTATAGATTATACAATGCTTTATATAAGTATTTCAGGTGGCTTTAAGGCACATATAATGTCAATGTTAATTCTTTATATAAGTGCAAACAAACAAGGTGATTTAAAAGAGGTGATAAAGCTTTATTTAGAAGAAAATAAAGCAGATGAGAATATAATGCCTTTTATAGTTCAAATATTAGAAAAGATAAAAACACATAGCAAGTTAAATAGTAAGATACATCAAGATTTTGCTAAAAAATATAAGTTAAGTATAGATAAAACCTATTTAGAGGTGTTATTAGAAGTAACAAAAGAGAGTTTGTATGAAAGGGGTAAGAGTAAGTACATATCAGAAGATATAATGAGTAGATTTTTCACAGTAGATGATAAGAAAGGATTAGGTGTTGTCCTAACACCTGAACACATACGAGAACTGTTTTGTGAATTAGCAAATAATTACCTATATGAAGAAAAAAGTGAAGAAGAAACAGGTAATATACCCTCAAAACGTGTATTATTAGATACTTGTTCGGGTAGTGGCGCCTTTATGAATGGTTATCATAAGTGGTTATTAGGTTCTTGTCATAAGGCAGAGGATATAAAAGATAATTATATATGTGTTGAAGCATGGAATGAGATGTTCCCTTTATTGTTAGCAAATGCAGCATATAAAGGCATTAAACTCAAAAATATGATTTATTCATCATCATTACATAAGGATATTAAAGATGATAAAGAAGTATTAGATAAGATACAAGATAAAGCAGATATATGTTTTATAAATCCGCCTTACGGGTTAAAAAAGCCAGGTGAAACAGAGATGGATTTTATTTTAGATAGTTTAAGTTATATAAAAAAAGGTGGGATATTAGTAGCAATAGTACCTTATTCAGTAGTAATAAAGAAAGATAAATTAAAAACAGAACTATTAGATAAACATACACTATTAGGGGTTTTTGGAATGAATACTGAATTATTTTATCCTGATGCATCAGTTGGTACAGTTATTATGACAGTAAAAGCACATATACCACATGATACAGACAAATCTGTATATTTTGCAGATTGGAAAGAGGATGGTTTTGAGTATAGAAAAGGTAAAGATGGTGGTAGACAAGATTATAAAGGGTTATGGGATGAAATAAAAACTGAATGGATAGGTGATGTAATAGAAAAAAGAGAAAAACCACAACAAGCAATAGCACATAAAATAGATAAAGAAGCTGATACAGAGTGGGTATGGGAAGCATATGTAAAAACTGATTACAGTAAGATAACAAGGGCAGACTTTGAGAGAGAATTAAAGAAATATGCAATTTTTAAACTTATGCAAGAACAAGGAAGTGTGTAATATGTTAGATTTAGGGATACCAAAAAAGCCTATAAAAACAGAACACAGGGGATTTCAACTGTTCAGTATAGATTTTTTATGTGATATAGAAAGAGGAACTTATAAAGTAATAGAAGTAGATGAAGCAGGTACAGTTCCTCTTGTTTCAGCTACATTACAAAATCAAGGTGTTGTAGGATATAACAATATAGCACCTAAATATAAAGCACCTGCACTCACTTATAGTGAATTAGGTGGTGCTTTATATCAGGATAAAGACTTTAATGCTACTACAACAGTTATTATTTTAAAGTTAAAAGATAGATGGGTAAATTGGGAACAAAAAAGCATATATGTTTATCTACAAACTATATTAAATAGCAATAATTATAGGTTTAATTATGCGAGAAAAGCAACACCAAGCAGATTAGGTGACTTAGAAGTATCTCTACCTTCTGTATGGATGGAAGCAGGTTATTATATACCACAATGGTTTTTTGTAGAGATGTATATAAAGCAATTACAGTATAGTAAGATAGTTTTTTATGACGAGAAAGGAAATAAAAGAAAGGGGTAATGAAATGAAAATTGAAAAGTTTATACAAGCACACAGCACCAACTACACAAGAGGTAGAAGAAACAAGATAGAATACATAGTTTTGCACTATGTAGGTGCTTTAGGTGGTGCAGAAGCAAACCTTAAGTATTTCCAAGGACAAGGTAGACGAGCATCAGCACACTACTTTGTAGACCATGCAGTAAGAGGTGCAAAGGTGTATCAAAGTGTTTTAGATAGTGATACAGCTTGGCACGCAGGGAACTATGAGTTCAACCAAAAGAGTATAGGTATAGAAATGTGCTGCTTAAAAGATTCAAAAGGTAACTGGTACATAGATGAAGAAACAGTAAAAACAACAGTAGAGTTAGTACAGTACTTAATGAAAAAGTATAACATACCAATAGAGAGGGTTATAAGACACTATGACATAACAAAGAAACAATGCCCTGAGCCTTGGGTAAGAAACCCACAACTATGGGTAGAGTTCAAGGAAAAAGTAAAAGGTGCAGCAAGTAAAGAGCAAGAGATAGCAAGGTATAGGGTTATTATAGGTCAGAAGATAGGGTTGCAAAAGGAAACCTTGGATTATTTACAAGCCTACACATATGGTGAAGCATTGTTAGAGAAGATAGCAAAAGGGTTAAGATAAGGGGTTAACCCCTTATCTACACAAATAAAGGAGGTAAAGTAATGAATATTGAGATAATTGTAAGTGTATTAGTAGCATTGTTATTAAGTAGATTAATACTGTTTATAGCGAGGTTAGTAATAACAATAGAATTAGAAATTAGAAAAATGAATAGATTAATAGAGAACTTAAGAAAATAGAAAATAGTAAGCAAGGTTTTAAGGAAGAGGTGATAAGAGAAAGAGAGGGTAATAGATATGATAACATTTAGTGTAAATAAAGGACAAGAAAAAATGTACAGCAAGGAAATGGTAAATTTCCTTGCAAAAGTGAAGCAAGGTGTACCATATACAGCAGAGAGTATAGGACTTATAGTTGATACAATAATAAGAGCAGGTTCAGAAGTAGAGGATATAACAGAGTATAGTAAAAGTGTAGAGAAACTGAGTGAGTTAAGAAGAAGTGTAGATGAGGATAAGGTTTTAGAGCCATTGATAACATTAGATGAGTTTGTAGCAGGTTACAAGGGTTGTTTAGAGGAAGTATTAGAGGGTGACTCAGATATAGATATAGATTATCTATATGTAGATACAATAGTAGAGGACTTCTTCAAGTGGCGAGAGAGGTATATGTACTCAGTAGGTCACGACATATACATAAGCCTAAAGTTGAGCCTTATGGGTGAGAAAAAGGCATATAAGAGGTTAGAGCAGTTGTGTAGTGAAGATAAAGAGTTTAAGGAAGTTATGTATGAGGTGTTAACAGTTAAAGGGGTAATAGAGAAAATTAAGAGCATTTTAGAATAAAAAGCACGGGGGTTATTAAAAACTTTTATTAGTTTCTAATAACCCCCTTTTACTTACTACCACTACACCTTACCAACTACCACACAAAAATAAAAATAAAAAGTGGACATAAATGAAAAACAATGGACAAAAAAAGTAACCTATAGTGAAGGGTAACCTTCTCCTCCTTAATTTTGAGAAGTGGTGTCTATATCATAAGACATAGGCATCACTTCAATAAAACAAAATAGAGTAGAGGATTTCGATATAAAGAGGGGAGGACAACTATATGGGGACAAGAGAAATGCTCGATAATTTAGCACAAAGTATGATTGATAAGTTGGGGGAAATTGTAGGTTACATAGATATAGAGGGTTTAGAAGAAGAAATGGGTTTAAGTTTTTGTATGAAAACAGATAAAGAGGGTAATATAATTATCTTTTTAAGTGAAGAAATACAAAGTTTTGAAGAAATCTTTGACTATGAGGTGTAATAATGACAAATAAAGAGTTAGTAGATATAAGATGTAAAGCAGGACAACTTTTAGCAAGAGTAGACAGTAAGGCACTTGAGGGTATTTTAGAGTTTAAGTGTAAAAGGTGTAATGAAATACATAAGTTTATAAAGGGTAAGGAAGTTAAAGGGTAATATAATCATTGAAAATAGGGGGGGGGAATACAATGACACTATTTCACATAATAGGTATATTTGTAGCAGTGTTTCATTTTATTAGTATAATAAATAATTTTTTAAGTATTAGAGAAGTAAGAAACCCTGAAGTTATGGTGTTAAATATAATTATAGGTTTATTAGCACTTTATTGGATTATAAAAGTTTTACTAATATTGTAAGTAAAGTAAAAATCTTAAAGGGTAAGAGAAAATCATTGAAATAGGGGGAAATAGTATGGGAGAAAGATTATTAGAACTATTAAAAGAATCAGGTTATTCAGATGAAGTATCACTCAAACTTATAGAAGTTGTAGAAAATGTTAAAATAGAATTGTTACAAGAGCAACTTGCTTCAAAAGAAAGACTTATAAGTTTATTAAAAGTGAACAATAAACAATTAGAGAAACAACTTGAAGAAAAAGACAAAGAAATAGAAGAACTTAAAGAAGAAATAGAAGATTTAAAAGGTTATATAAGAAACCAGGAATACAAACAATTTTATTCACTTTTTAGAAGTGAAGAAGAAAAGGTACAGATAGTAAAAGCATTAAAAAAAAGAAACAGAACGAATGATTAATCAAATCAATGGTAAGTCAGATGATAGTGAATATAATCCTTTTAAAGTAATTAGATTTTAATAAATATATAAAGATAAAAATAGAGTGCCTTTGAGTACCAATACGAACCTTAAACAATATAGGGGTTTATTGGACTCAAAGGCATTTTTCTTTTTTAGAAAATGTGAAGTTTTATAGATATATCAACAATTAAATAAGTAAAAGTATACTGTAGAGATACTGCAAAGGTACAGAAAAGGGGTGGTAAGTTTGAAGGAAACTTTAAGACACAAGGAAGCCTTTGAACTTTACTACAAGCAAGGAAACAGCAGGTCTTTAAGTAAAGTATCAGAGGTATTAAAAGTAGGTGAAACAACAGTAAGAAAATGGAGTGTAGCCTTTAAGTGGCAAGAAAGAGTATCAGAAAGAGATAAAGAGATAGCTGAAAGAGTAGAAGAAAGAAACCTTGATGAAGAAGTAAACACAAGGGTTTTACTGAATAGAGCAAGTAATGAGAGTATTGAACTCTACAGGAAAATGTTAAAGAAAAAAGACAGCATAGATATAGAAACAGTAAAAGTTTTAGACATCTTGGGTAGGTTGTGGAAAGAGTTAGAAATTGACAATAAAACAAATGATGAAGAGGAAGAAATAGTAGGTTGGGGTTTTGATATAAATGGTATGCCAAAAGCAGAGCAAATAGAGAGACAAAAAGCAGGTGGTATAGATGAAGAAAAAGATGATTAATCTAAATGATTTTATACCATCCAAATACAATGAGTTGATATATAACATACTGAACAATAAGTACCCAAAATATTCTATTTGGGGTGGTAGAGCAGGTGTTAAAAGTACATTACTTGCATTGTTAATACTTATATTTTTAAGTTTAAGTGTTACCTTTGGTGGTGGTAATGTAATGGTATTTAGGAAGTTTAAAGCAAATATGCGAAAGTCATTATATGCAGAAATAGGCAAGGTAGCAGCAAGAATAGGTATAAAGGATAAATATGAGTTCTATAAAAGTCCTTTAATGATAGTAAATAAAAAGACAAAACACATAGCACTTTTTGATGGTTTATATGATTATCAAGGGGTAAAGGGAACAACCTTTGAGAATGGAGTGCCTTGCAAATTAGTAATATATGAGGAGTTTCAAGAGTTTGAAGACCTTGATGATGTTGAGGATAATAACCTTACATTCACCAGAGGTGGTGAAGAAGATGAAGAAATAGAATATGAATATTTAGAAGAAAACAGTTGTCCTATACTATATGCTTGGAATCCTGTTGATAAATTAAATACTTTTCAGTATGAGAAGTTCAGAGAAACTACAGATGATATGTTTTGTTTACATGTAACATATTTAGATGTACCGAAGAAATGGTTGGGTAAAGCATTTATAAGAGAAGCAGAGAGAATAAAGCAATTAGATGAAGCCTTATATAATTTTAGATTTTTAGGTTTGGTATCAGGTAAAGAGGGTTTAGTTTTTAAAAATATTGAAGATTATACAGTAGATAAGAGTAGATTTAAGACTTTACAGAGGGGTTTAGATTTTGGAACAGCAAAGCAAGGGGACCCGACAGCCTATGTAGTAGCACATTATGATGAGAAGAATAAGGACCTTTACATAGTAGATGAGTGGTACAAGAAAGACACAGATTACCCAGAGATAGCAGTAAATATACTAAAAGAAAACAGAAACAATTTCACAGTCTATTGTGACAATCAAGATAGTGGTGGTATAAAGCAGTTAATAATTGAAGGTGTAAGTAAGGCAAGAGGTTGTAAAAAGGGTAGTGTAGATAATGGAATTATATGGTTGAGGGGTTTGAATAATATATACATAGATAAAAATAGAACACCACATACATATAAAGAGTTCACAGAATATAGTTATGTGTATAAAAGAAAGGCACAAGAGTATGTATTAGATGACAAAAACAACCACACCATAGATGCAACAAGGTATGCATTAAGTGATTTTATAGAGTATTAGCAATAATCGCGTGGTTTCGCTTTGCGAAACCACGCCTCAAGAGAGATAAGAAAAGAGGTGAGGTATTTGAGTAGAGAGATTATAACAAGTGAGAGAGCATTTTCAGAGGGTATGCCTTATCCTCCAATATTATCACAAGAGAGAATAGAGAGTTATAAGGTCAATTTAGATAGGTTTAGTGGTGAATACAACAGAGAGAAGTATATAGGTGTTAAGAACTTAAAGGGTACAGTTGATTATTTTAAGATAATGACAGAGAACTACTACAAGTTAATAACATTAAAACTTCAAGGTTTGCTATTAAATGAACTACCTATAATCACATATAAGAACAATGAAGAAGTAAATGCTAAGCTGCAGGATTTAATATCAAGTAGTGGTTTTTGGTTAGCATTTCAACAAGCCTTTAGAAATTTCAGCAGTTTAGGAACAGGTGCATTATATCTATATGGTACACAAGAAAACCCAAAAGTAAACTCAATAAATCCTATGTATTTATACAAGATAGTAGATGAGTACAACATTTCAGATATTAAGAGTTACATATTAGCACAACCAATCACGAGTGTAGATTATAAGAAAAATATAAGCAAGGTTACACATATAAGGGTTTTATACCATTATAAGGGTTACTACATAGAGAAAGTATTTGAATATTCAAAAGGTGAGTTATACAAGCAAGTATCATATGATTTTGGGGATTACAAAGTACCTGCAAAAGGGTTAGAAGTAAAGACAGGGCTTACAGATTTTGCAGTTTTCACATTTGAGAACAACCCATCAGCAGTAGAGGTATATGGTAATAGTGATTATACTTCTATATCAGACATAGTAGGTGTATATGAACAGATAATGACAATAGTATCAATAGTGGTACAGAAGAATATAAACCCTATAATTCAGTTACCTTATGGGTTAATGCAAGAGAATGAGCAGACAGGACAATTAGAGTTTAATGGTGTGGGTAGTGCAGTAGAAGTAAGAAAAGATGAAAAAGACATTAAGTATATAACATATGATATGCAAATAGGCGATTTAATGGGTTATTTAGACAAGTTAATAGAAGAAATAGGAATACAATCAGAGATGTCAAAGACATTCTTAAAGGGTGATTTTGCAAGTAATATAAGTGGTGAAACAGTAAAGAATTTAATGAAATCAGCATTAGACAAGATTAGTAGAAGTATAGACCAACTTGATATGGTAGTAAAAAACTTGTTTGTTCAAATGTTAGAGTACAGGGGTTTAGATGGTTTGAAACTATCAGATATTAATATAGAGTGGCAAGATGGTATAGAAGAAAGCAAGGAGGGATAATATGGGTTTTTTAGAATCAATGAAGAAATGGTTAAAGGAAGCCTTTGGTGTAGAAGCAACAGATGAGCAAATAAAAGCATTTGTGATTGATAATACAGAGGAAGAACAAAAGGAAGAAAAGAAAGAAGAAAGCAAGGAAGAACAAAAGGAAGAAAAGAAAGAAGAAAACACCAAAGAAGATAATAAAGGTGAAAGTCAGGAGGAAAGTAAGGTGGATAATAAAGAATTAGAGCAGAAGTTAGCAGATTTAGAGAAGAAACTCAAAGAAAAAGAGGAACAAGAAAGACTACACAAGTTAAAGGAATTAGCAAAAGGTAGTGTAGACGAGGACTTAGTAGTAGAGTTAATAGTTAAAAATGCAGAACAGGGTAAAGAGCAAGACTACTTGGACAAGTTGAAGAAAGAGAAAGTATTTCTATTCAACAAAGCAAGTAATAATAAAGGTTTCAACCCTGCAGGAGAAGTTGAGACATTAACAGGGGTTGAGAAAGCATTTTATGACAGAAACCCTGACTTAAAACCTGCGGAATAACATAAAAATAGACGAAGAATAGAAAGGATGATTAAAAATGGCACACACATTACAAGAGAAGTACAGTAAATTAGTGGATATCAGAGCAAGAAAGCAATTAGTTACAAAAGACGAGATGATATTCAACACAAGGTATGAGGGCGATGCAACAGCAGGAGCAGTAAAGATACCAACAAGAGCAGAGGTAGTTGTAGGAGATTACAACAAAGCAACAGGAATAGCACCAACAGAGGGAAGCACAACTTACATAACAGTAACAATCAACAAAGACAAAGCAATAAATGAGGTAATAGACGGTTTTGACGCTGCATCAGTACCAGACGGTATAGTAGCAGACAGAATTGATAGTGCAGGTTACTCAATGGCTAATACACTTGATGCAGATGGTATAGCAGTATTAGAAGCAGAGGGTAAAACAATTGTGGATGAATTAGATGCACCAGATACTACTGCATTAACAGTAGCAACAGCATATGACTACTTGGTAGATACAGCAGCATCATTAACAAAATCAAACGTACCAGTATCTGACAGATTTTTACTTGTATCAGCAGATTTACATGCAGTATTACTAAAAGATAAGGACAACTTTATAAAGCAAGGAGACCTTTCTCAGAAATTAGTAGAAGAAGGTGTAGTTGGTAAGATAGCAGGTTTCAATGTTTTTGTATCTAACAACTTAGCAGCAGATACAGAGTTTATAGCAGGACACAAAGACTTTGCAACAAGAGTACAAGCATGGTCAGTACCAGTAAAAGTAGTAGACCTTTCAGGTTCTGGGAAATACATAGGTGCAAGTGCAGTACAAGGAAGAAAAGTATATGCACACAAAGTAACAAAGGCAGAAGCAGTATTAGTTAAGAAGTTTGTATAGTTACTAATATTAATAAGGTTGGTGGGTAATACAAAACACCAACCTTATACAAAATAAGAGGGGTGATTAAATGCTAACAACAACTGAATTAAACACATTTATGCCCTCTATTTTCACTTCTAAGCAGTTAGAGAAGGTAGGTTGGGACAATTTATCAACTACTGACAAAGAAGCCCTTATAACTCAAGCAGAAGCTTATATAGACAGTTTAAGATACAAAGGGAAGTATTTAGTAGAAGGACAAGAGCATCAATTTCCAAGGATAATAAATGACATAACAATAGAGGTAAATGAGAGAGTTAAGAAAGCACTAACTTGTATAGTATATGACCTTATAGAGAGTTCAATAAGTAGCAGATATGACCTACAAAAGCAAGGTGTAAAGAGTATATCAACAGGTGGGGTAAGTGAAACATATAAAGAAAATACAGAATTAGTGAGTGATAACTTCAAAGTACACATAGGAAAATATTTATTTAGAGGTGTTTTATAAAGGGGTGAAACAAATGATAGGTGTATATCCATATACTTGTTTATGGGAGAAAAAAGGACAAGTAAATAAGTATAATGAATCAGAATATGGTGAGCCTGTCAGTTTACCTTGTACTCAAGCAATAGAACGGTTATATGTAAGGACAGGTAATGAAGAAAAAGTAGTGTATAAAGCAGTATTTAACCTTATGACAAATGAAGTAAAAGAGGGAGACCTAATAAATGGTTTTATAGTAACAGCAACAGAAGAAGGCAGAGGGGTAACAGGTGAGTTGTTGACATATAAGGTGGTGGTTGACAATGGTTAATATGACTTTCAAATTATATGAATCCAAAATCAACAAGATAGCTGTAAAAAAAGGTATGGAAGAAACAGATAGAATATCTAATGAAATTGGTGATGAGAGTAAATCTAAATGTCCTATTGATACAAGTGAATTAATTGATTCATATTACAGAGATAAAATAAGATTTGGTTTTAATGTAGGGTATTCATCAGAGTATGCAGGATTTGTGGATAAAATGCCACAAAAACAACTAAAAAGTGGAAAAACTCACTATATATCCAGTTCATATAAAAAGTATGGAAAGGAAGTGAGTAATAATGAATTATAGAAGTATAGAAGAAGTAATAGACTGTTTATTACCTCAAGACAGAATAGATATAGTGTATGTAGACCTACCAGATAAGGGTGATATTCTCTTAATAGAGGAAAGTGGGGCAACAGGACAGTTAGAAGTATTAGAGGGTTATGAGGGGGTAATAGAAAGCAATATACAGTTTTATGTAAAAAAAGCAATAGTTCAAGGTACAACAGTAGGTATAAGGCAGTTATTAGAAGAGTTTTATTGGTTGGTATATGAGCAGATAGGACAAACAGTCGGTAATTATTACATAGATAATGTTAGTATGTTTGAAATCAGTTCAAGTATGAGGGATAAAGACAAAAACATAATTCAAAGTTTAGACTTTAGGATTAAATATAAGAGAGTATAAGAAAGGGGTTGGCAGTTATGGCATTAGGAAAAGGTGCAAAACTATATATGGGTACAGGTACAGATTTAGCAACAGCAACATTTGTATTAGCAGATGCAATAGTAAACTTACAATCAATAGGGGAGCAAACAACTACAACTGATGAGGTAGAAACAACAGATTTAGATAGTGGTGCATTTAAGGAGTTTGACCCTACATTGAAAGACAATGGAAGTATAGCAATAACAGGGATAATTAAGAATGATAACTATTCAACATTAAAAGGTAATGAAGCTGTAAAAAGACCTTTTGCAGTTTATCATCCTACGCTTAGTGAGTTAAATGGTAAGTTTATGGGTTGGTTAAGTGAGATAACAAGAGGTGAAATCACACCAGGTGAGCATGTAACATTCTCGGCAACAGTTAGAATAAGTGGAGTAATAGAAGACTTTACAGAACCATTAGCATAATAAAAATAATAAAGTAAGGAGGGTACATAGATGATACAAGGAATGAAGTTCAGAGCAAAAGATGTAGCAAAGTATGAAAGAGAGCAAAAAACAAACTTTGCACAGTTAATAGGTGAAGTAATGTCAGGTGTAGATAGTTTAGCAGATGTGATAGCCATAGGTTTAAAAACAGATAAAGACAGAGCATTTGACATTATACAGGATGAGTTAGACACGGGTATAGATTTAGAAGATATACAGCAAGATGTATTAAATGCTTTAGCAAAAGCGGGTTTTATGAGAGGGGTTATCAGCAAAATCAAAGTCAAGGAATTGATGGAGAAGCAGATAGCTCCACTATTGGAACAAATGGGTGTAGTGGAAGTTGGAGTTCAAGAGGAACAGAATGTTCAGACGGAACAAGCAGTAGAAGTAGAGGACGAAGTACTTTAAGCAAAGACAGTAGAAAGTGTTGGTATGAATACTGGGAAGAGTATGAAGCAGAAGTATTAAGTTATGGTATAACAAGTGAGCAATTTTGGGGTTTAACCCCAAAGAAAGTTGGTGAGTTAGTAGAGTTAAAAAGGCAGAAAGAGTATGAATTAGCATATTATCAGGCAATAGTAACAGCACAATCAACTTGGGGAAAAGCACCAAAACCACCAGAAATTAAAAAAACCTCTACAACACATATAGAGCAAACAGAAGAGGAAATGTTGTTAAATTGGAAAGCAATAAAAGCCAAAAGCAACAGAAACCCTTAAAGGGTGGGGGGAATAGTACCCTCACCCTTTTAATATGAGCAAAAATAATGAGAAAAATTAAGTTTAAGGATTTGGTAATGAGTAAGTAGTGGTTAATAAATCCTTAAATGACATTTAGAGTAAAATAATACAAGAAAGGAGGTTGACAACTGTGGCAGAAAGAATTGGTGGAGTTTATATTAAAGTAGAATATAAAGTAGACAAATCAAGTTATAAAGCAGTAACAAACAGCCTAAAAGAAATAGGTAAACAAACAGATAATCTAAGTAAAAAAATAAGTAAAACATCTAAAGCATTGTCAAGTTTTAAGGTAAATACAACAGGGTTTAGTAAAGCAACTGCTGATATGAAAAAAATGACAAAACAATCAGAGATGTTAGCAAATAGTTTTAAGCAAACGGGTAAAGCGGCAAAAAATATAAAGATTACACCATTTAAAATGAGTAATCAGATTATAAATCAATCAAAGGGTATAGCAGGTGCAAATAGGCAGACGTCTACATTAGCAGGGACACTTGGAGCATTAGGTAAAATAGCTGTAGCGGCCTTTTCAGTAAGGGCAATAACAAACTTTTCAAAGGAAGCAATAAGTCTTGCATCAGATTTAGCAGAAGTTCAGAACGTTGTGGATGTGACATTTGGAAATCTTGCAGAAGATATAAACAACTTCTCAAAGACAGCAATAAAGAGTTTTGGATTAAGTGAAACGTCAGCAAAGAAGTATGCTTCAACAGTAGGTGCAATAAGTAAGTCAATGGGTTTTACAACAGAAGATGCACTTGTTATGGGTAAATCAATCACAGCATTAGCAGCAGATATGGCATCATTCTATAACTTATCAACAGATGAAGCATTTAATAAGATTCGAGCAGGTTTAACAGGTGAAACAGAGCCTTTGAAGCAAATAGGTGTGAACATGTCAGTTGCTAACCTTGAAGCATATGCCTTAAGTCAAGGTATTACAAAGGCAGTAAGTGCTATGTCAGAGCAAGAGAAGATGTTATTAAGAAATAACTACTTATTATCAGTAACAGCAGATGCCCAAGGTGACTTTGCAAGAAATAGCAACAGTTGGGCGAACCAAACAAGAATACTATCTGAGCAGTTTAATCAGTTAAAAGCCACATTGGGAACAATTGGTATTAAGTTCTTACTACCTATCATACAAGGATTTAACCAAATGTTTACTACTATACAATCTTCTGCTAATTCACTTGCTAACTTTTTAGGGATAGCAACAAATAGTAGTGTAGCAATAACAAGTTCAGCAGGTGCAGGTGTTGGTGTAGTAGAGGATATAGCAGAAGGATATGAAGAAGTGGGAAAAGCAGCAAAGAAAGCAAAAGGAAGTGTAGCAAGTATTGACAATGTAATTCAACTATCAAAACCTGAAGCAAGTGGTAGTGGTGCAAGTGGTGGTGCAGGTGGTGGAAATTTAGGTGTAGGTTTGGCAAGTTATAATTTCACACCAAAAGAAGAAGAAAAGGGTAAAGCATTTGGATTTATAGATAAATTAAAAGAAAAATTAAAGTTATTACCACAAGAGATAAATAGCATAAGTACCTCATTAAGTGAAATAGGTAGTAATGTAAAACCATCAGCATTGAACTTTGGTGAGAGTTACATAAACTATTTGAAACAGTTAGGGGTTAGTTTAATAGTAGTAGGAAAAGGTATGTTTGAGGGTGTAATAGGTGGTATAGACCTATTTTTACAACAGAATAAAGATAGAATAAGCAAGTCTTGGATTGGTATATTTGACAATTTATCAAGTGGTACAGATAGTGCAACAAATACAGTATCAACAGTAGGTGAGTTATTGGGTAACTTCTTCAAGTTAGACACTACAAAGCAAGGTATAGCTGATGCATTTGCATCAATAGAGGGGTTAGTAGATGGTTCATTACTGCTTATAACAGGATTATGGGAAGATATAACAGGTGGAATAGATACAATACTTCAAAACAACAAGGTAAAATTTGAGGAATTTTTCACTAATTTATCAGAAGTATTCAGTCTAAAGATGACAAATATAAAAGACATAGTACAAGGAACAATGGATAGTATACTAAAAACATACGATGAGTACATAAAACCATTTATAGATAAGTTTTCAGAAGGTTTATCAATAATAGTAGGTAAGATATTGGATGCTTACAATAATCACATAATGCCAACTTGGAAAAAAATAAGTGAGGAGTTCAATACTTTATATCACGAAACTATAAAGCCTTTTGTTGACAAATTATTAGAAGTAGTAGGTAAAATAGTAGAATTAGCGGGTGTAATATGGGAAAAGTTTATTGTACCAATAGTAGGGTTTTTAGTTGATACATTTGGACCAGCTTGGTCAACTACATTAAATATAGTATGGGTAATAGTTAAGTCAACAGTTGAGAGTGTAATAGGTGTAATTGGTGGTATAATAGATGCTTTTGGTGGTGTTATAGATTTTGTAACAGGTGTGTTTACGGGTGATTGGAAAAAGGCATTAGAGGGGTTAAAAGCAGTATTCAAAGGAATATTTGATGCAATAGGTGGAATAATGATGGCACCAATCAATATGTTTGTAAATGGTTGGAACAAATTGAGTGATGTGGTAGGTGTTATATCAATACCAAAGGGTGTACCACTTGTTGGTGGTTTAGAGTTGTCATTACCAAAATTACCAAAACCACAGGTAGCATTAGCAGATGGTGGAATAGTAACGGGTAGAACTTGGGCAGAGATAGGTGAAGCAGGACCAGAGGTAGTAGTACCATTAAAGAATAGTAGTTTCACAAAATCATTTGCACAAGACATAGCAAGAGAAGTAAGAGGAAATGCAGGAAATAGTCAACCTGTTCAGGTGGTATTTAAGGATAATAACATATTTGGCTCTGACCTTGAAACAATTGCACAATTAGTTAAGAGAGCATTAGAAAAAGAAAATATAAGGGTTGGAGGTGTATCTTATGAGTTTTAATTTTGAGTTTAAGATAGATGGGGTTAAGATAAAAACCCCATCATCTTTCAAAATAGATTTTAACCCTATAACAGAAGCAGAGAGAACATTAGATGGTTCAATGCTTATAGAAGGTATAGCAGGAAAAGGCAAGATAGTTTTAACATATGATGAAATAACAGATACAGAACTAATGGGTATTTTAGGTGTAACTTGGACAGAGTTTTTAAGCAGTAGGAAAATCAAGCAAACACTAACCTATACAGCACCAGGTGGTGCAAGTGCAACAATGAACACATACTTTGCACCATTCAGCATATCAATGACAAAAGAAAGTGCAATAAGGGGTAAATGGCAGGGTTTAGCATTAGAATTTACAGAAATATAAGGGGTGAGATAAGTGGACTTAAAAGTAAAGATAAAATTAGATGATACACCAACATTTTACACATTAGATGCAACAGAGCAGGGTTTAATTAAGAGTTTTACACTCAAGCAAGAATTAGACAGTGATATAACCACTTTAATTGCCCCTATATCTGCTAATGAGCTAAAACTTACCTGTATTAATGCAAATGGTATATTTACAGCATCTAATACAACCTCACCTTTATATGGCAAACTACAAGATGGTGTTGAATTACAAGTATATGATAACACTACAAGGATTGGTACTCTTTACCTTACTGATTACCAATCCCCTACTTCCTCACTTACTTCTACTACCTCACTACGAGCAGTAGATAGACTGCAGAATGTATTAAATAGACCAGTTGATATAGAACAGATACACAATGATTTAACTATGACAGAGTATTTAACACTGGTGTTTCAATCAGTAGGTTTTGCATTAGAAGATATTGTAATAGATACAGCATTAAGTGAGATATTGTTAAATTATACAGTAATAAATGGTAAGAAATTGAGTGAAATATTAGCAGATTGTATGATAGCAGCAGATAGTTATTGTTATATATCAAGGACAAATAAAGTGATAGTAAAGAAAAGAGCAATAACAGGTGTAGCAGTAAAGCATTTTACAGGTGGGAATATAACAAAGATAGACATACCAAAGAGTATGTTACAACAAGCAAACACATTAAAAGTAGGGTATATAGCAACAAAGTTATCAGAAGTGGGTAAATTATTAGATTTAAAAGGTGTAAAAGTAGAGCAAGGAATAACAAATATAGATAATTATAAGACAGAAAAAGATAACTTATTTGAATTAGACAATATAAAGATATTAAGCAGTTCAGGGGTTTATGCAGAAGAAGTAAGTTGTACTCAATCGACAGTATCAATGAGTTTATCAAGCACAGCAATAGAAGAAGTAGATATAGAGGTATATGGTAAAACAGTTGAAAAGGTTGAGAGTTTTGTAAAACAACAAGACACAGCAAGAGTGCAAGAGGTTGGTGAAAAGAGTATAGAGGTAAAGAGTGGACTTATACAAGATAAGACATATGCAGACAGTTTATTAAATACCTTATGGCAAAGGGTACAAGAGCCTATACCATATATAACAATATCAACAAAGGTACAAGGTTTTGAGTTTGATTTATGTTATATAGTAGATGCAATAGAGCCAACAAGAGCAAAGATAGATTATTTAGGGTATATACACAGCCTTATATGGACTTGGTACGGTGGTAATGCCTTATCAGTTGAAGTAGGGATAAAGAAAGCAGAAAGTGGGGTGTAATAAATGGCAGAAAGACAATGGAATAAAGAGCAACCAATATATAAAACAACAGATAGCATAACTCTTACACCTCAACAAGAGCAAGTAATACCAATAACAGGTATAAAGTCAGATGCAAAAGCATTATTAGTAGAGGTGGATTTTTTACAATCTTCTGCGACTGCTTACAACTTCAAAAGCAAAGGTTTTGCTAATTTAGAGGTAGTATATAAAAATATAGAATTGAAAAAAGAGAATTATTTTATAAACTTCAACAGGGATGTAGAGGTTGAAACAGGTATTTTTAAGAATACTTGTATATTAGAGTTAAAGGGTAATGACCTATATACTGTAACCTTAAAACTCTTTAATAAAAGCACGGAAAACCTAACAATAAACAGTATAGTAATTTTACCATCAAAGGACATAACCCCTCTACAAATAGCAACAGTACTAAAAGAGCAGACCATAGCAGCAGATGTAGTACAAGCAACAAGTGCCTTTACAGATAGTCTATTTACTCAACTTTTACAGACAGCAGTAATGTCAATGACTACAAGAAATTCTCAACCTGGTCAGATTGTAGAGTATATAAAAGCAGAGGATTGGACTTTATCCTTCTATATGGCTACTTTGGGTAGTGAAGAGGAACAGTTCAGCATAACAACAACAACAGCTGGACAACAAACAACAACATATTATTGGTATGCAATAATAGATGGACCTGATGCTTACAGATATATAACCACAGTAGACCCAAGGGATAAGTACCCAGACATATCAGATAGTGACAGAAATGCCTTTAAATTGATGGTTTATAAACCTTCAAGTTTAACAAAGAAGTTGAGTATAGAGTTTGCAAATACAGCAAATGCAGTAGGTGTACCAACTATTATATATGGTGCAGGTGTAGGTATAGAAACAAGAGGTCAAGGTTTTACATATAAGGATGAGAGTGGTTTTTATCATATATACCACACAGATGATGACGGGGATGTAGTAGGTATAGTAATGGATAAAGATGGGGTGCATATAGTAGGTTGGGCTGACCAACACTGTGAATACATTAAGTTTAAGGATAATGGGGTAAAGGTAAAGTTTGCAGGTGAAGAAGAGCAAAAGTTTGAGTATGTTGTAGAGAATGGGGAAATTACAGGATATATTCAAAACTCTCTATACATTACTACTGTTAGTTATGAAGCAGGTACAATATAAAAGTAAAAATAGAAAATGTACATAGTATAAAAAAGTATGGACATAAAAAATAACCTATAGTAGAAGGAATAATAATAAGAAGATGGACAAAAGGTAAAACATTGAAATAAAGCAAGGAGAAACAAAGAAAAAGGGGGTGTGATTATTGATAACAGAGATGAATTGGGAATGGTATTGGTTAGGATATAGTATAGGTGTAAATAGTAGAAAAAGAATAAGTGAGCTATCAGATAGAATAACCAACATAGGGGAACAAGGTGTAATCACACTACCCACAAATGAAAAAGAGCAGACCTCTTTCTTTATAGGGTTAATGAATGGAAGAAAGAAGATAGTCCAAAGTTTAGACATTATAAAGTTGTTATATACAAGGAACAAAGGTATAAGTAGTGCAGACATTCTAACATTAGGTGTTCAAGAAAGACAAGGGGTAAGAGGTCAATACATAGATATACCTGTTTTTATTGTAAAAAATGCAGCAGATAATAGAGGTGTAGCAGGGTTTCAAGTTAAATTGACTTACAATAGTGATTATTTGACCTTAGATAGTTTAACTCAAGCAACAAGTTGGGATGGTAATTTTGTATATAACACCTCAACAGCAGGTGTAATATTAGCACAAGGTGAGAGGACAGAAGCAAAAAGGGAAGATATAGCATTATTTACAGCAAGGTTTTATGTAAAGGAAACAGTACCAACAGGAACATCTAAGATACCTTTAAGGTTAGAGGGTGTAGTAGGAACAGGAAGTGGTAGTGAGTTATTAACAAGGATTTTGGGTGATTTATACTATATAACACCTATTAAACTACAAAGTGGTTCAATATTGTTAGATGCAACACAAACAACACCAGAGCCAGAGCTAAGAGAAACAACACCAGGACCAGAAGCATCACTACCAAGCACAGGAAGTGGTTTAGGTTATGACCTCAACATAGGGTTAATGATACCAAATGGTATAACTCTATCAGGTGGTATATATGCAACAATAAATGTATATATAGGTGGGGTTTTTGCTGGAACAACAACTATACCACTACAACCAGGTGAAAATCCAGTAACAGGTGATATACCTTTAACAGTACCAGGATTAACAACAGGCAAAATAAGTTATGAAATCATAGTAGAACCAGAAAAAGAAGAAGATAATGGTTTATTCTATGTATTTATAAAGGCAAACGGGTTGTTTATACTTGAAAATAAAATACCAAGGGATGAAGTACAGGATGTACCAATAGAGAGACCAATATTTAGATATATAGAAAGATTTAAGATAACAGATAGTGCAATAATAACTATAATAGAGGGTTCTTCAAGTGGTCCAGTAGATTTAGTTATAACAGATAGAATACTGAAAATAATAGATACAGAAGAGACAAGTAGTTATGTAGTAACATTTGACAGTAAAACAGAAAGTATGAAAATAACAGATGCCTTTATATTAGAGGTATGGGACCCAAGTGGTAAAAAGCCAGTTGATTTAGTTATAACAGATACTATGGTGCAAATAGTAGATAAAGAGGAAATAAGCAAACATACTGCAAAGAGTGATAATGGTGTAGATGGTATGAAAATAACAGATGATGTCTTTATAATAATAGAGTAAGAAGTAGGGGGTAATAGAAGATGAAAATAAAAGGTATTATAGATTTTAGTACAAGTAGTGGTAAAAAAGAGAGGTACTATAATGAGATAACAAAGTTAGGTGATATGTACTTCAAAGCGAAAGCAACACAGGGTTTTACAATAAACAGAGCAATAGAAGAGGGTTTTGATTTTATACAATCTTGGTTATTACCTAAAAATGATACAGCAATTGTAGATATTGCAAATAAAGATAAAAACATTGCAATATATTTGCTGAACTTAACACAAGCAGAATTAGATGCAATAACACCAGATACAACAACATTACCTATATACACACCAGGTACAATGGAAATAGACCATAGTAAGATAGTAGGATGGGCAAGTATAGATAGAGTATCAGTTCAAGCAAAGCAAGGTATATTAACGGGTAGAATTGCTGCAAACATAGTTGATGATTGGGTAAGCAGTATAGCTTGGCAATGGGATGAAGGAAAAGCAACAGGAACATTTAACTTTATAGCAATAGGTCCAAATGTACTAAATACAGGAAGTGATAGATACAATGGTTTGAATATCTTTAAGGGTTTAGAGAGAAATGATGTATTAAATGGTGAAGCAGTACCAAGTGGTTATATGTTAAGAAATGGTGTAACAGGTATAACAGGTGCAAATGAGATACTTATAGGTGATGCAACAAGTGGAACAGTAGGAAGGGTAAAACTTGATTTAGTATTAGGAACAAGGACAGAATTAGCACCAGGTGACCCAGGTTATGACTTTCCTTTAATGAAAGCAGACAGACCACAAGTAATAATAGGTGATAGATTGTTTTATAGAAAAGATGAATTAGGTGACATATGGGTTTATGATATGGTAGCAGAGACACATACAGATACAGGAATTAATTTTTATAATACAAGTTATGCTATACCAAGCATATTGTTAACAAAAGGTGGTTATTTGTATACAGCAGGTACTTATACAACTTTATATGCTTATAACCCAACAACCTATGCAAGGGTATCAGCAGCAGATATACAATATGCAGATTTAGGCATACCATCAGATATAAGCACATACTACCCAGAGAGTTTAAAGGGTGTAAGTATAGGAAATTATGGGAATCAATTTATAGCAGTACCTATATACAATATATTAAAAACAACATCAAAAGCAATATTATTATCAGATTTAGCACCTAATAGTTTATTAAGACCGTTACCTTTACTTAAAACAACTGCAAATTATTTAATAAATAATGAGGTATACAATTTTGACACAAAAGCATTGGATGACATATACCAAGGGATAAAAGAAGATGGGGGAGCAGTATCATATTTAGCATTTGGTACACACGGTGTAAAATACTGTAAATATGTGGGTAATATGCTTAGTTATAAGAAGTTAACAACTGCACAAACAATAGCAGCAACAGAAAAGGCTAAGGTTGAGTATAGTTATAAGTATGGTGAGTAGTATGGACATAAGTAAAGTAGTAGAAAACTATAACAGAAACAAACAGATACAAGAGAAAAAGCAAGAAGAAAAGAAAAAGTCCTTATACAGTAAGTTTATAGTACTTTTAGTGATACTGTTGAACTTTTGGTTCACTAATAGACTTTTAGACATCTTTTTAATCACAATGGTAGAGCCTGTTGCCCTAATAGCCGCTTGGTTTGGTTTTACAACAGGTGAGTTATGGTTGTTAGCAAGTATAAGGAAGAAAAAGCATCAATAATTAAGAGGGGAAGGTTACCCAAAACCTACAAAAGAAAGAGGGTAATCAAAATGTGGAAAAAGTTTTTTAGTAGGAAATTCTTAATCACTCTAATACCTGTAATAGCTGGTATTCTGTCAATCTATAACATAGATGACACAACAATCAACATAGTAACAACTGTCTTGATGATAGTTATACCTACCTTATCATATGTTATAACTGAGGGTAAGATAGATGAAAAGGCAGTAGGTATGGTTATAAACAATTTGGATGAGTTATTAGATTTAGTAATACAGAGGTTAAAAGAAGAAGAAAAGCAAGGGGACCAAACAGAGCCAGAAGTAACCCCTGAGGAGGACATAACAGAAGATGCAGAAAAAATAACTCAGGAGGTACAAGGAAATGGAGCAGAAGAAGGAATTTAAGATACCAACAAGGGATGATTCCTTTGTAACCACAGGGAACTGTGAGTATTATAGAGAATGTGTAAGAAAAGAGATAGAGAAGATAAGGGAAGAATCAAGGTCAGAGGATAAAGAGTACAGAGAAGAGTTCTTACAGTTATTACAAGAAGTAAAACAAATGAGGGTACAAATGAATATTTTGTTCAAGTTTTTAGCAATAATAACGGGTATAGCAACATCAGTACTCACAGCCTTTTTAATAGGTCTAATATAAAGGGTAAATTGAGCAAAAGCATACAGCAAGGTAAAAGTAAGAGAGTAAAAGATTTTTATAAGATAGTAAAAGTTCAAAAATAGCATATAAAGTGTAGTAATATCAATACTTTGAGAGGGTAAATTTCAATAATAAAAACGGGGTAAAAAAGAGGAATGGACACAATCAGAAAAAGTTTGGACATAAAATGTAACCTATAGTAGAAGGATAAATAAAATAGATTTAAATACTAAAAGATGAACAACTGGTAAACAGTAAAAGATGAACAAAGGAAAAGAAAGATAAAGGAAAAGATAAACAAAAGGATGATTAAGGGAAAAGATAGGATACATATGGTCAACCTAAGCAATATGGGAATTATGAGCAATAATAGGCAATATAGAAGATAAAGCCAAGTATGGGGGAGTATGAAGTAATAGTAGAGCAAAGCCAAAATAGACCAAATAGATATAATAAGCAATAACCAACCACACCATATAATGAGTGTGGTCTTTTTATGCCTTTTTGTGTTTATGGTGAAACCCTCACACCACTAACCACTTGACCTTTTTGAACATTGAACATACTAACCAACTCTAACCCACCTGCCTTATACTCTACAAACACTTCAAATTTGCCAAATCCTACTACCTTGCTCCACACCTTATAAACTTCTACTTCAACACCTATACTTTTACTTACTTCAACCAAATACTCAACTGTCTTATCTTCTGCTACTTGCTTACTGCTAAAACTTAAAATAATTAACACAATTACACCTAATATTACTATTTTTACTATTCTTTTACTCACTACTAATCACCTCACCATTTCACTTATTAGTGTATATAAAAAGTGGCACATTTTGGGTTTAATTTTTAACACCTTATTTATTTAGTGAGTAGGTAGTAGTAATAGTAGTAGTTTAAGAGGTTAAAAATAGAAAATAAGAAGCAGAAGTGGTAGTAGTAAGAGAGTGTAAAATAGAGATGGTAGAATATGGTTTATAAAAAGTAAGGAAGTTTTATAAAAGAAGTATAAGTTTTATAAAAGAAGTTAGAAAATTATAAGACTTTAAGGGTTTTTAAAAGAATGTATAATATGCTATAATTACAGGTAAAGCCAAAGATAAGGAGACAATAATAATGAAATTTATGGATTTTTGTGCAGGTATAGGTGGAGGAAGATTAGGGTTAGAATCATTAGGTTTGGAATGTGTAGCATATTCAGAAATAGATGAAAACCCTGTTAAAACATATAAATTATTTTATGGTATAGAAGAAAAGAACTATGGGGATTTAATGGATATAAAGACAGAGGACTTACCAGATTTTGATATTATGGTTGGGGGTTTTCCTTGTCAAAGTTATAGTATTGTAGGGCAAAGAAAGGGTTTAGAAGATTTAAGAGGTCAAATAATATATGGATTAATAGAGATATTGATAGCAAGGGGAACAAAGTATTTTATATTAGAGAATGTAAAAGGTTTAACAAATCATAATAGTGGTGAGACATTAAACATAATACTAACAGAGTTAGAAGAAGCAGGTTACCAAGTAGAGCATAAGGTGTTAGATAGTCAGAATTATGGTGTACCACAAATGAGAGAAAGGGTTTATTTTGTTGGTATAAGAAAAGATTTAGTAAAAGAGGGTAAAAGGTTTGAATTTCCAGAAGAACAACCTATACCAAACATACAAGATTATTTAATAGATACAGAGAATAAGATATTACCTATTGAAGATGCTACATTTCAAAAGTATTTGAACAATAAGTATAATGTGGGTAAGTTTGATATAAATGAGATATTAGCAGAGGATTATTTAGTATTAGATACAAGACAGTCAGATTTAAGGTTATATAGGGGTAAAGTACCAACATTAAGAACGGGTAGACATGGTATCTTATATGTAAAAGATGGACAACTTAAGAAATTATCAGGTTATGAAGCCTTACTACTTCAGGGTTTTCCCAGAGAGTTAGCAGATAAGTCAAAAGGGGAAATAGTAGAGGGTAAGTTATTATCACAAGCAGGTAATGCAATGACAGTAAGTGTAATAAGAGCATTAGGTAATAAATTATTAGAATATATTAAGGGGGAATGATGGTGAGTAATGAGCATTTAGTATTAAGGGGTTCACAAACAGCAAGAAATGGGTTTAGAAATGAAGAAGATATTGCAGACAAGTTTAACAAATGGGTAGATGATGAAGATGCTCAAAAGTGGTTAAGAATAATGCAGTATAATTTAGAAGAGATTGAGTATGTAAAAGCAGTAGTAATACACGGGTATAAAGCAGATGTAAATGTGCAAGTTCAAATAAAACTAAAACATGCATTAGATATTGAGAATGTACAAGTAAAGTTAGTAAGTAATAAAAAAGGTTTTAATCAAGTAGACAAAAGATGGTTAAGAAATTATGATGATATGTGGACTATACCTACAAATGTATATGAACTCTTACAATACTTTACAGGTGAAAGACCACCGTATAGAGCAGGGACAAGAGATAATAGAAGAATGTTCCTTAATGAGTTTACAGAAGAAGAAAGAGAAATAGTAATAAGTTGGGTAAATGAAAATAAGATGCTTATAGTATCTGATATATTAAGAGGACGTGGGGAGTTTAGTGCAGAATGGGTATTAGTAGCACAGAAAGTACATAGTAATGCTCGTTGGGTATTAAAGAACATAAATGAGGTAATGCAACATTATTCTCAAGGTGAAGTATGTATGAGTCCAAGAGGAAGTATTAATATAGGTAGAATAGGGGTTCAGAGAAAAGGTGGGGATAATGGAAGGGAAACAGCAAATATGCTGCAGTTCAAGATAGACCCAACAGAGTTATTTGATATTTAGACGGTTTATTTTATAGTTGCAATACTCACAACACAAGGTAAAGCCAAAGGCTTTACCTTGTGTTGTCTCTAACAAGAAATAATAAAATAACATTAAGAGAATTTAAGAAATCTTCAACCACTACTTATACATTTTAAGAATCTTAATCATCAAAAATATGAATATAAGCATATAAAAACCCTTGAAGTGTAGTAATTTCAAGGGTTTTAGCATTTCTTACATTATTGAGTTATATCAACACTTTCAGAGTTTTTCTGTTTTTCTTCAAATTCTTTTAATAATCTATCAAGGGTAGGTCTACTTATTTTTAATTCTTTTGCTAACTTTGACTTACTAATTTCTCTGCTCATATATCTTTTATAGTGTTTTTCAATATCTTTAATCTTCTTAACCTGTCCACCTTTGTACTTCCCTTGCCTTTTGGCAATTTCAATACCTTCTTTTTGTCTTTCTAATAGGTTACACCTTTCAAATTCATTAATTGCACCTATCATTGTTAGTAGTAGTTTACCTGTTGCTGTTGATGTGTCTAAATTCTCTTTAAGACTAATAAGGGTAACACTTTTCTTTTCTAACAGTTCCACTATATCTAAAAGGTCTTTTGTACTTCTTGCCAACCTACTAAAATCCATAACATAAACAGTGTCCCATTCTCTTACATACTCAAGCATCTCTTGAAGTTTTGGTCTTTGGGTATCTTTTGCACTTACTTTCTCTACAAATGCCTTATCTATACCAAACCTATCTAATGCTTCTACTTGTCTACTTTCATTCTGTTCAATACTGCTAACTCTTATATAACTTACTTTCACTTACTACCACCACCTTACTTTTGGTCTCATCATAGCGGGTATGTAAAACACCGTCAAGGACTTTGTTTACATAGTGTAAATTAGATAGTAAAAAGGGTTTAGTTTTTACAAGTAGTAGTAAGTAAAAGGTGGGTATAGTCTGAAATTACAATCAAAAAGATAAAGAGGACATAAATAAAGACAGTGTAAGGAATAAATTAGCAAAAATACAAGAAAATTAGACAGTTGAGGAAAAGCAGGACTGAAAGCCCTATTATAAATGATTTCAAAAACTTATAATAGGGGGAAATAGTAATGAGAGTAAGAGAGAATAATGTAGAGAGAATACTAACTAAGGAAAAGGACTTAAAAGGGTATGTAATGAGAGAGTTTGCAGAAGCATTAATAGCAGCAGTAGAAGAACAGATAAAGAAAGATGGTAACAAGTCTATAATGGAAAAAATTAGATAATAAAACACCTTCAATGTGGTAAAATAAACATATTGGAGGTGTTTTTATTTTATGGTTAAAGAGAAAGCAATACTATATAAACGTGTAAGTACAAATGAACAAGCATTAGAGGGTTATAGTTTAGCCAACCAAGAGAAAGAAATGCGAGACGAGTGTGAAAAGCACAATATAGAAGTAGTAGAAATATATGCAGATGAAGGAATATCGGGTAGTGAGATAGAGGAAAGAATAGGGTTAAAAAGTGCATTAAACCATCTGTTGTATAGTGATGAAGGTATAAAGTATATAATGTGTTGGAAGTTAAGTAGGTTAAGTAGAAGAGTAATTGATGTTTTAGAGATTGTTGAACTACTTGAGCAAAGTGGTAAGATATTAGTTACAATTAAAGATGGTATAAATACAAGTAGACCACAAGATAAATTCTTAGTCCACTTTTCTGGTATATTTGCTGAATTTGAAAGAGACACAATGATAATGCAAGTAACTGGTGGAATGGAACAAAAGGCAAGAGAAGGTGAATGGAATGGTGGGAAGCCTCCATTAGGGTATGATTTAGTAGAGAAATCTTTAGTAATTAATGATGAACAAGCAGAGATAGTAAAGAGGATTTATAATAGTTATTTATCCGGTAAAGGGTACTTAACAATAGCAAGAGAACTTAATGAGGAAGGTTATAAGACAAGCAGAGGTAATAAATATAGTGGGTATGGTGTAAAGTTTATATTAACAAATCCAACTTACAAGGGTTGGGTAAGATGGGGTTATAGAAAGGATTGGGGTAAAAAACATAAAAACCCTAAGACAGGTGTAAAAGAGAGAAAAAGAAAGTATAACAAAGATGCAATATTTGTTAAAGGTATACACAAACCCATAATATCAGAAGAAAGATATAATTTAGTTCAAGATAGGATAAAGGATAATCCAAGACATCATGTAAAGAGATTTCAAGGGTATCACCTTCTAAGTGGTTTACTAAGGTGTCCTCATTGTGGTCAGGGTATGTCTATACAAAGAACTGAAAGCAAAGGTAAAGTCTACCACTATTATATTTGCAATCAATACCAGAATAAGAAACAATGTAGTGCAGTAGGTATAAATCAAGAAGTAATAGAGAAAGAATTTTTTGATATATTTGAAATGATAACAACAAGTGAAGATTTTAGAAAACAGTTAACAGCAATAAGTGTAGATAAAGATTTAAGGGTACAGGAATTACAGCTAAGAATAGATAGAATTGATAAAAATATTTATAAATTAGAGAAGGAAGAAAAAAGGTTATTGGATGAGTTAGTATACCTAACAAAAGAAAGACAAAAACAACTAATAAGAGATAGATTAGATGCTATAAGTGATGAGATTGAAGAAGCAGAAGAATTAATAAGTAAAACAAAAAGACAATTTGCATTAATTGAAGAAGAAACATTGGATTCAGAAGAAATGTTAACAATATTAAGTAATGCAAATAAAGTAATTCAAACAATAGATAGCAAGGAAAGAAAGCAAGATTTGGTTAGAATGTTAATAAAAGCAATAAGGGTAAGAGAAAAGAAAATAGTAGAGATAGACTTTAATTATGGGGCTACTTTATCAATAGATTACACAGGAAAAGTTTTAGGGTTAGAGAGGGAAGGGGGAGCCGTATCATAAGTGAGTCTATAAGCCGAGGCAATTATGTCCTACAGATACTATAACACATCTACCATGTATTATTAAAAAAGTAATCTTCGAAAATTCCATTGTATTTAACGTA